TGGTCATTCTTCATCAGTCGCTACTGCTGACCAAATCAACAAGACTGAGACTTACCGCGACCCGGACAGCTTCGCTGATATTGTCCGTGGTATGCATTTGTATGGTCGCAAGATTCTTCGTCCTGAAGGTCTTGTTAACGCCAAATACTGCTTGCTGTAGAGGAGATTGAATTATGGCACTAGGTGATAACACTCTCCAAGCCGCACGTGGCAACTCGCAGCGTGGGCGTAATCCATACATGGTTCAAATGGAACTAGACTTTGCTACAGCTTTGACTGACAAAGGTTCTGCTCTTGCAGCAGCCGATGTCATTCCAGTCATTGCTGTCAAAAAGGGTTTCATGATTATGAACGCAGGTATTGAAGTTGTTACTGCTACTTCAGCAGGAACTTCTACAGTAGACTTAGGTACAGGTGTTGATGCTGATTGTTTTGTTGATGGTTTCAACAGCGCATCAGGCACAGCAGCAGGTACTGTAGCACAAAATGCTGCAGCTTTCCAGCCGTTGATGTGTGTTGCAGATGACAACATCGACCTGACTTTGGCTACTCAATCGGGTACAGCTTTGACTACGGGCAAGTTCCGTATCTGGGCTATCTTGATGGATTGTACTGACGAAGGTGATTTGACTGCTCAAGAAGTGGCACGTGACTTTGCTTAAAGACTAACGTAAGGGGGCAGGGCAACTTGCCCCTTTATACCTCTGTTCATTTAAGGATTTGTAATGGCATATGATTATTTAGACATCACTAACGAAGTAATTGCTCGTATGAATGAAGTTGTCTTGACTTCTGCTAACTTTACAACAGCTAGAGGATTTCAAATTCAGTGTAAGAATGCTGTAAACGATGCCATTAACTATGTCAATCAAAGAGAATTTGGTTGGCCTTTTACGCATGTAACACAAACAGAAACTTTGGTTGCAGGGCAAACTAGATATACTGCTCCTACCAATACACAATCAATTGATTATGATACTTTTCGTATTAGCCGCGATAGCACATTAGGTGCTGCTGGTAATACTCTACGCATTATTGACTACAAAGAATATACACAAAAATATATTAATCAAGAAACCACTACTAATGTAGGCAGCGTTCCTAAGTTTGTATTTAGAACACCAGATAATAATTATGGATTGTTTCCATACCCAGATAAAGCATATGAATTAAAATTTGAATACTTTATTAAGCCTACTGCGCTGACAGCAGCTACAGATGTTCCACTTATTCCAGAACAGTTTAGACAAGTTATAGTTGACGGTGCTACTGCTTATTCTTATCAGTATCGGGGTGAAGCACAACAGTACGGTATTAACTTTGCCCGTTTTGAAGACGGGATTAAACAAATGCAGACGTTGCTTCTAAACAGAGCAGACTATGTACGGTCTACCTATATCCCTTACTCACAAGGATATGGCATTAACGCAGGATTTTAAATAATGGCTGATGAATCTGGCCTCAATCCGTTTGTATTTGCGTGTCAGGGTGGGCTGGTTCTTGACCAATCAACCTTTGCTATGCAGCCGGGGATGGCACTAGAACTAGAAAACTTTGAACCTGCTACTACTGGTGGGTACAGACGTATCTCTGGTTACGAAAAGTGGAATGCTAACATAGTTCCACAAGACCAGAGTGACAGTGAACCGTTATTAATGTCTGCACACTTTGATGGTAATGTGATAGCAGCACGTGGACGTAAAGTATACAAAGGCAGTAATGGTAGCACCACACTAAGTGCGGGTATTAATAATTCAGTTACGACTATTGCTGTAGCGTCAACAACTAACTTTAGTACACAAGGCACTCTGATAATTGGTACAGAACAGATTACCTATACAGGTAAGACTAGTACAACATTTACAGGCTGTTCAAGAGGGGCCAACAGTACATCTGCAGCAGCGCATAATAGTGCCGCAGTAGTTACACAGTTCTGGACAGAGATAGATACAGGACGAACAGGGGCAGGTAGATACTCTTTCTTTAGGTATAATCTTGCAGGTGTAGACTACATCATATGGGCAGACGGTGCTAACCATGCATCTAATTACAAGACTGCTAGTAATACTGTAGTTGACATTAATGCATCTGGCGCACCTGCAGACCCTAAGTTTGTAACTGGCTACAAGAACCATATGTTCTTTGCTGGTATGTCAGCAGCCACGCAGTCTCTAGTATTTACAGCACCATTTACAGATAATGATTTTCAAACAGGACAAGGCGCAGGTACAATAAATGTTGATAGTCCTATTACTGGATTGTTTCCTTTTCGTGATGCTTTAATTATATTTTGTGAAGAACGCATATTTAAACTAACAGGTAGTGCATTAGCCGACTTTGCTATACAACCTATAACCAGAGAGATTGGATGTCTTAATGGTTCTACTATTCAAGAATTTGCAGGTGACATTGTATTCTTAGGTCCAGACGGATTACGTACAGTTGCTGGTACAGCTAAGATTGGTGACGTAGAACTTGGTACAATTAGTAGAGCAGTACAGGAACGCTTTGAAGGACTGTCAGACGTAGATGAGTTTGAAAGCGTAGTTATACCAGACAAGACTCAGTACAGAATATTCTTCTCTAACTCTGAAACTCCTCGTGCTACCACTACAGGTATTATGTGTGTGCGTAAGGGCGATAGCTACGAGTTTGCAGACATAAAGGGCATTAGACCTAACTGTACAGATAGTGTAGTAGCAGCAGGTGAGAGTATAGTTTTACATGGTGACTTTGATGGTTACGTGTACAGGCAGGAAAAAGGTAATAACTTTGACGGTAATAGTGTAACTGGTAAGTATCGTTCTCCTGACTTGACTATGGGAGATGCAGGTTTACGTAAATCGTTTCAGCGTGTAATTATTAACTACGCACCTGAAGCAGCAGTGAATGCAGATTTGTTTGTACGTTACGACTACGAAGCACCTAATGTGGCTAGACCAGCAGCGTATCCCTTTGACAGTTCTACAGTTGTGGCTGTTTATGGTAGTTCTACATACGGCACTGCAACATACGGTGGACAGTCTAACCCGTTAGTTAGACAACCAATTGAAGGTAGTGGATTTGCTGTAGCACTACGAGTTAATGATAGAGGCACATCAGCACCATACGCCCTCAAGGGATTTCAACTAGAGTTTGCGGCAGACGCAAGGAGATAATTAATGGCAGGTTATACCAGACAATCCACTTACGCTGACGGTGATATTATTAATGCTGCCGACAGTAACAATGAATTTAATCAAATCCTAGCCGCATTTGTAAATACATCAGGTCACAAACACGATGGTACAGCAGCAGAGGGTCCAGTCATAGGATTGATTGGAGACCCCGGAGTTGCTACACCTAAAAACAAAGTTGTTGTTGATGATACAAATAACCAAGTAGAAATATCTATTGATGTAAGTGGTACAAGCACTGAACAGTTTATATTTAAAGACGGTGTTATTGAGCCTACTACTAATAACGACATTGACTTAGGTTCTAGTTCTAAGAAATTTAAAGACTTAAACATAGCTGGTGCAGCTAACATTGCTGGCACTATGACCCTATCAGGTAATGTGATTGTGTCAGGCACACTTGGTGCTGACCTAATACCTGACGCTGACAATACACGTGACATTGGTAGTTCCTCTGCAGAATGGAAAGACCTGTATATAGATGGTGTGGCATATGTAGATGCAATTAACCTTGATGGTACAGCTATCTCAGCTACTGCAGCAGAGTTGAACATCATGGATGGTGTAACATCCACCACTGCAGAACTTAATATACTAGACGGTGTTACATCAACAGCAGCAGAATTAAATATCTTAGACGGTGTAACTTCTACTACCGCTGAACTAAACATTCTTGACGGTGTTACAGCTACGACAGCAGAACTTAACCTGACAGATGGTGGTTCTACTGTAGGTACAACAGCCGTAGCTGGTGGTGACGGTCTACTAACTAACGATAATGGCACAATGCGCCAGACATCAGTAGATACCTTTGATACCTATCTAGCACAAAGTACTAAAACATTAACAAATAAAACCTTGACAAGTGCCGTACTCAATGGTACAATAAGTGGAACTTCTATTAAAGATGAAGATAATATGGCATCTGATAGTGCCACTCATCTTGCTACCCAACAATCAATTAAAGCCTATGTAGATGCTGAAGTAGCTGCAATACCAGTAGGTGACATTACTTCTGTAGTTGCTGGTGCAGGTATGACAGGCGGTGGTACATCAGGTGATGTTACGCTTAATGTTGTAGGTGGTGCAGGTATTACTGCTAACGCTGATGACATTGCTGTAGATGCTACAGTGATTACTGGTCAGACTGCAGAATCAACTATTGATGCTTCTAATGACTTAGTACTGTTATATGATAACTCTGCTACTGCCTTACGTAAGGTTACGGTANCTGCCATTAGTGCTGCAGGTAGCGGCATCAGTGCAGTTGTAGANGATACNTCACCAGAACTAGGTGGTGACTTAGATGTTTTAGCAAGAGACATTGTTTCTAGTTCAAATAGAGATATTGACATATTACCTAACGGTTCAGGTAAAGTTAACCTTGATGGTAACGGCTCTAGTGGTGGTGTTACTATATCTGATGGTCTTGTAGACATTCGTACAGGCACAGGTACACGTTCACAGGTAAAGTTCTATTGTGAAAGCAGTAATGCCCATGCACAGACAGTGCAGCCACAGCCACATTCTGCAGGTGTAACTAACACACTTACATTACCTGCAGGTAGCAGTCAGGAAATTGTAGGTACTACAGCTACACAGACACTTACTAATAAGTCTATTGTAGCTACACAGCTTACAGGCACAATTGCTAATGCAAGACTAGATGCACAACTACAGGATGTAGCTGGACTAGCAGTAACAGATGGCGGCTTTATCGTAGGTGATGGCTCTAACTTTGTANTAGAGACTGCAGGTACAGCACGTACATCACTAGGGCTAGGAACAGCAGCGGTTTTGAATACTGGAACATCTGCTGGCAATGCGATTGTTTTAGATGGTTCTGCTAGATTGCCGGGAGTAGATGGGTCACAGTTAACTAACTTACCATCTGCAGGTGCAACTGCTGGCTTTGCCGTGGCGATGGCGATTGCGCTTTAGCACTTGACAAATGAATAAAAGTATGGTATAATTATACTTATC